GGCAACGTCCGGTACAAGAGCCGCGAGCGTTATAGCTTCGGCTGGTCGGACCCGCTGGGCATGTTCGGTTCGCCGGGCGCGTCCTGATAGGTTGATGGCGACCTAGAGAGATTGGGGGGCTGCAAGTAGCGATGCTTGTAGCCCCTCTTTTTTAGTGATATACAGTCGTTTATCGGGAAAAATTTTGTTTACCAGACAGCCCCGACTGACGACATGCAGACTGGTAAACACTTACTCGCATGTGAGGATTTGAAATGGCTACTACTACGTTTTCCGGCCCGGTTGTTTCGCAGAACGGTTTTCAGTCCAACACTCTCGTGATCGGTACGACGGTTGTTACGGCTGGCGTTGCCACGGGCACGGTTTCGGCTCAAGCCGGTTATATCCCGGTTAGCATTGGCGGCACCACGAAGTACATCGCGCTGTATTCCAGCCTGACTCCGTAAGATTTCGTAGGGGGGCGTTAGCCCCCTTCACTCATTACAGGAGACTCAGATGGGTATGCAAACAGATGTCTTAGCTAGTAAGGTCCGCACTGATGCAGGTCAGTTGTTGGACCAGAATAGCCTCGTTATTGGCCGTGCCCGTGTAAAGGCGATTTACATCGTTCCTGATTCGGGTGCTGGTACCGTTACGTTTATTGACGGTGGCGCAAGCGGTGCTACCAAAATCGTCGTCAACACCAAGGCAAGTTCGACTGCGGCGGATTACATCCTGATGCCGGGTGAGGGTCTGCTTTTCCAGACCAACATCTACATCATTCCGTCAGCCGTAGTCTCGACGATGGTGATTTATGGCTAAAACCCCAGCATGGCAGCGCAAAGAAGGCAAAAACCCTGCTGGTGGTTTGAATGCGAAAGGTCGTGCGTCGTATAACGCGGCCAATCCCGGTAAGCCGGGATTGAAGCGACCCCAGCCTGAAGGCGGTGCCCGTAAGAAATCATTCTGCGCGAGAATGTCCGGAATGAAGAAAAAGCTGACGAGCGCCAAGACTGCTAATGATCCCAACAGTCGTATCAACAAGTCCCTCCGAGCATGGAACTGTTGAGATGGAAATGCTGGTATGGAACATGGTTCTTACGGGAATCGTGGCCGTTTTGGGTTTTGTTGTGAAAGAGAAGTTTGCCGAACTTCAACGGTTAGGCATTCTCCTCAATAAGACCCGAGAAGAAGTGGCTCGTGATCATGTCACTCGTGCAGAAGTCCGAGCCGATGCCCAAATGCTTCTTGACCGGCTTGACCGGTTGGAGCAAAAGATAGACAGATTGGTGAACCACAATGCCAAGCAAGTCGGGTAAACAACATCGTTTGATGGCCTTGGTTGCTAACGACCCGAAAGCAGCCAAACGTCTTGGAGTCCCCCAGAAGGTTGGGAAGGAATTCATGAAGGCTGATAAGGGTCGTAAATTTAAAGGTAAATAGAAATGCCGAAACTACTTAGAAATCTGAAGGCGAAAATGGACCAGATGGGTCGTGCTATGAAGGGTCCAACTGCTGATATGGCAGGTCGGGCTATGGTCGCTCCTCCTAATCGTATGAACCGTCCCGCTGAGCCGGGCATGGGTTACAAAAAGGGTGGAGAGATAAAAGACTCCAAGAAAATGGCTAAGAAAGAGATTGCCTTTATGCAGAAGAAGGGCGCTCCGAAGTCCATGATCAAGCATGAGAAGGCCGAGTACGGCATGAAGAAGGGCGGCATGGCCAGTTCATTCCGCAAGGCTGCTGATGGCGTTGCCCACAAGGGCAAGACCAAAGGCAAGATGGTCAAGATGCGCTACGGCGGAGAGTGCTAATGAGCAGCGGCCCAAAAACTCGCGGGTCGTATGGCCCGACAAGTCCTCGTGGTCAGGCTGCGGCTCAAAAGCAAGCTGCTGCTATTCAGGCCGTCAAAGATCAAGACATGGCTAAGAAGATGCGCGAGGCTTACGAGAACTTCCAGAAGAGTCCCGAGGCTGACACTATCGGCATGAAGAAGGGCGGTATGCCCGACTTGACCGGCGACGGTAAAGTTACTCGTGCTGACGTTTTGAAAGGCCGTGGTGTCTTCAAAAAAGGCGGTGCCGTTAAGTCTTCCGCTTCCAAACGCGCTGACGGTATTGCCCAACGTGGTAAGACCCGAGGAAAGTTTGTATGAAAAAGCTATCCGAGATGACTGACGAGGAGCGATACGGAAAAGTCGGTGCGGAAATCCGCCGACTTGATCCGGAGGCGTACAAGAATCGTCCTAAGACGATGGAAGGCAACTTAAAGTTGCTGAAAGAACTTCGCGGTCGCAAGACTGAAGAAGCTAAGTCTGCTCCGCGTGGTCCATCTCGGCGTTATGCAACTGGCCCCGGAGCAAAAAACAAACGCGCTCAAGAAGATTTTTTGAGCCGTAATCCGCAGTATCGTGACCGTGAGCCGGGCTTGCAAGCTGTTGACGAAGAGTTGTTTAGCCCCGGTGCAAAACTTGCCGGTGCTGGTATTGCCGGTGGTGCGGCTGCTTACGGTGCCAAAAAGTTGCTTGATCGTTTCCGTAATAAAGGTATGGAACGCGCTGGCAAAGAGTTGGCAGAGAAGGGCGTACCCAGTGCGGATGATCTCGCTAAAGCCCGTGCTTTGGCAAAAGAGCGACGTGCTGTATCCAAGCGTGAGCGTGACCTTGACGAGCGTTTAGCATCGGATATGGCTGGCGGCTACAAGCGAGGTGGAGCCGTAAAGTCTTCCGCCTCTAAACGTGCTGACGGTATCGCTCAGCGCGGTAAAACCCGAGGGAAGTACATCTAATGCTCCCCTCCCGAGGCATGGGTGATATCAACCCTAAAAAGATTCCTCGTGCCAAACGACGGGGGGATAAAAAGCCCGTGATTGGAACGGGTAAGCCCATCCGCACTTTTAAGGAAGGCGGCGAGAGCAAGGTCAACGCAGCCGGTAACTACACCAAGCCCGGTATGCGTAAGAAGTTATTTGAGTCAATCAAGGCTTCGGCAACGCAAGGCACGGGAGCAGGCCAGTGGTCAGCGCGTAAGGCGCAGTTGTTGGCTAAGCGGTACAAGGAAAAGGGCGGCGGGTACAAGTCATGAAGGCTCCGCAGCAGTCACTAAAGGCATGGACTGCCCAGAAGTGGAGGACGAAAAGTGGTAAACGATCTTCTGATACGGGTGAAAGATATCTACCAGAGGCTGCGATCAAAGCTCTCAGCCCTGCTGAGTACGCCCGAACCACTGCCGCCAAGCGCCGAGGAAAAGCCCAAGGCAAGCAGTTCGTCGCGCAGCCCAAGGGTATATCGCAAAAAACCCGTGCGTATCGTCAAAGGGGCAAGTAAGAAGTGACCGAACCAAACGACATCGAAATGTTTAAGGCGCAGGTTCAGGCCGAGTTAAATCGGCTTGAGGCCAAGGCGTCTGCGAAGACTGTTGCTGGTAAAGCGATTGGCAAAGACGGTCTGAAGTACATCACGGCCATCGTCGTGATCGGTGTTGTTTCTAGTCTTTTCTTGGATAACGACAAGATTGCCGCTGTCATGGGTTTGCTTGGTGCGTCTCTAACCGCCTTGATCTCAATGCTGAACGGGATTGCAGGCACGGTCGAGAAGGAAGAGAAACCAGAATTTAAGGTCATCAACGAACTTATCGCCAAACTCGATAAACTGGATCGGAAAGAAATGCCGATGCGAGTCGATGTCGAAGGTGATCATGTGGTCGTTACCAAGGGTGACGATGTAGTGACAGCGAGGAAGTAATGGTAGACAAGACTACAGCTACTACAGACTTTAACCTCGACCTCAACACGATTATTGAAGAGGCGTTCGAGCGTTGTGGCGCTGAACTGCGTACGGGTTACGACTTCCGTACGTCGAAGCGTAGTCTTGCCCTGCTTCTGATGGACTGGTCAAACCGGGGTATCAACCTCTGGACACTAGAGGAAGGCACCAAGACGCTGACCTACAACGTCGGTACGTACGACTTGCCGGTGGATACGGTTGACCTGCTTGACCACGTGATCCGGACTGGCTCTGGCACGAACCAGCAGGACATCAACATCAGCCGTATCTCGTCCAGCACCTACGTCTCCATCCCGAACAAGAACGCGACGGGTCGCCCGATTCAGATTTGGATCAATCGTCGTACGGGTGCCACGGGTGCGGATAATGTGATTGTCTACCCGCAATTTACGGTGTGGCCGAAGCCCGATAACAGCACGACTTGGATTCTGTACTACACCCGCCTGCGCCGGATGTTTGACCCCGGTACGGGTGTGAACGGACAGGATATCCCGTTTCGGTTCTTGCCCTGCATGGTGGCAGGTCTGGCCTACATGCTGTCGATGAAGATTCCCGGTGCGGCTGAACGCACACAAATCTTGAAAGCCCAGTATGACGAGGCTTGGGACTTGGCGGCTGGCGAAGACCGGGAAAAGGCGGCGGTGCGGTTCGTCCCACGTGAGAGCTTCTTGGGTGGCTACTAATGCCAAACAGGTTTGCAAGTGGCAAACACGCAATCGCCATGTGCGACCGGTGCGGTTTTCAGTACAAACTGCGTCAGTTGAAGTCGATTGTGATCAAGACCAAGAACGTGAACATCTTGGTCTGTCCGGAGTGCTGGGAGCCTGACCAACCCCAGTTGTCTCTTGGTCTGTATCCTGTGGATGACCCGCAGGCTCTACGGAATCCGAGACCGGACACGAGTTACTTTGCGGTCGGTAATGACGGTGCTAATGGTAGCCGTCAGATACAATGGGGCTGGGCACCCGTGGGCGGGGCCAGAGCGGATGATGCCGGACTGACGCCAAATGATTTAGCGCCGGTCGGTGAAGTAGGAACGGTTACGGTCGTTACGACCTAGGAGATTGTGATGAAGAACGGTATGCGTAAGATCGCTAAAGAAGAGGTCGGCAAACACGTGGCCTCTATGCATAAGGGCGAGAAAAAGCTGCGTGCTGGCGGTAAGACCAACAGCGATATGAAGAAGTACGGTCGCGGCATGGCGAAAGTCATGAACCAGCGCAGCCCGATGCGCGGCTCTTCTGGCCCGAGGTAAGTGCCATGAAAGAACTGAATCCCGGCAAGATTAGACCAAACACCGATTCAACGGGGCGTAATGGCTACCCGGAGAAGGATGTGAACAAGGGCGTCACCCACATGGATATGAAGGGTGCTGGTGCTGCTACGAAGGGTAAGAAGTTCGTGTCGCAGATCAACCTTGAGAACAACGCTAAGTACAGGTCAGGCTGGTCGCCGTGAATTACTCTCAGCTTTCTACACTGATTCAGGATTACTGTGAGTCTACGGAGCAGAGCTTCGTGGCTAATATCCCGACTTTTGTGCAGTTAGCTGAAGAGCGGATTTACAACTCCGTTCAAATCCCGGCCATCCGTAAGAACGTCACGGGAACGATGACGAATACTTTCCCGTATTTCCAGTTGCCCTCGGACTGGCTTTCGACGTTTTCGCTGGCCGTGATTGACCCGATTACTGGCGAGTATGAGTACTTGCTAAACAAGGATGTGAACTACATCCGCGCTGCGTATCCACCTCCAAACAGTACGGGTAAGCCCAAGTACTACGCGATCTGGGATGACAACACCATGATCCTTGGGCCGACTCCTGATCAGGCATATACGGCTGAACTACATTACTACTATTACCCAGCGTCTATCGTGAACGTAGGTAATACGTGGTTGAGTGATAACTTTGAGACGGTACTTCTTTACGGTTGTATCCGTGAGGGCTACACGTATCTCAAAGGTGATCCGGATTTGATGCAGTACTACGAAAACAAGTATCAGGAGTCGTTAGGACTTCTCAAACGTCTTGGCGACGGTTTGGATCGTCAGGATGCATATCGTTCTGGACAAGTTAGGATTCCGGTGACTTGATGTTTAACGGAAGTACAGAAATTGGTGATGTCTTTGTACAGACCACGGATCATCGCGGGCATACTGTAGATGAGATCGCAGAGCGTGCGGCCAACCGTATTCTCAGCGTTGATACGAAAGAAGCCCTGCACTATTGGCTTGTTAAGTACCTTATCGAAGCACAAGAGGCTGAGCGTAAGGAGATTTGCAAGAAGCTAGATAGACAGGGCTATTCGGAAATTGCACATTTAATTGGAGACCTATAATGGCTATTACTCAGGCAATGGCGACGAGCTTCAAGGTTCAAATCCTTGAGGGCGTACACAATTTTGGTTCAGGTGTCGTTCGCGCTTCGGCGGCTGCGGATGTGTTCAAGCTTGCGCTGTTCACTTCTTCGGCAACTCTTGGCGCTGCGACTACGGTGTATACGACTTCGGATGAGGTTTCCTCGTCTGGAACGAATTACACGGCTGGCGGTTTAACGCTGACGATTTCGCAGGCTCCGACTTCATCGGGTACAACGTCTTTCATCGACTTTGATGATTTGACCTTCCCGAGCGCGACGATCACGGCGAACGGTGCTTTGATCTACAACGCGACTCAGGGTAACAAGGCTGTGGCGGTGCTGGCGTTTGGTGGTGACAAGACCTCGACGGCGGGTAACTTCACCATTCAGTTCCCGGCTGCTGCTGCTTCGACTGCGATTCTTCGCATCGCCTAAGTAGGCTACGTCTGTGACAGACGTAGTGGTAGCCCTTGACGGCTGGAACTCCATTACAGGATGGGGCGAAGGTGGTTGGGGCACAGCTTCTGTAAGCTTCACCGGTACCGGTGAGGTAGGCACTGTTGCGCTTGTCACAGATCAGGTTATTGCAGTCACCGGCCTTGGGGCGACGGGTGAACTCGGTACGGTTTTTGTTTCTACCGAGCAAATCCTTTCAGTCACAGGGCTAGAAGCTCAGGCAATTCTGAGTGATGAAGTTGTCGTTGCTGATGCCATTGTTATTGAAGATGGTGTTGTAGGAACAGGTGAGACTGGCGATGTAACAGTCTTCCTTGAACTTATCGTGCCGGTTACAGGCGTTTCGGCGTCTGGACAGATCGGTACGGTATCGCTTGTCACTGATCAGATTTTGTCGGTTACGGGACTCGTCGGGACTAGTGCGCTTGGAACTATTTTTGTTATCTCCGGGCACACTCAAGTTGTAACTGGGCTTGCAGCGACCGGTGAACTAGGTGATGTAGCAATCTTCACTGATCAAGTTCTGGCTGTAACCGGACTTGAGGCAACTGGAGAGACCGGGACGCTATCGTTCGTAACAGATCAGATTTTGGCTGTTACAGGTGTTGCAGGTACTGCTGAACTTGGCGATGCGGTTCAGAACTCTATATACCCCGTCACCGGAGTGTCCGGAACAGGCGCGGTCGGTACGGTAAGTGTTGAAGTTGCATACCCGGTTACAGGGGTTTCTGCGATAGGTAGTATTGGTTCTCAATCGCCCGCTGCTAACGTATGGGGCTTAATTAATACAAACCAGAACGCGAACTGGACGCAAATCGCGGCGTGAGGTAACTAAAGATGGCTAGTACATATTCAACTAATTTGGCCCTTGAACTGATCGGCACGGGCGACCAAGCCGGTACGTGGGGTAACACCACTAATACGAACCTCGGCACGCTCATTGAGCAAGCCATCTCAGGTTACGTTACTCAGGCCGTATCGACCGGCACTGACACGACCATCACGATCCCGAACGGTGCGACCGGTGTCGCCCGTAATATGTTCATCGAACTGACGGGAACCGGTGGGGCCAGCACAAACCTGATCGTGCCGTCTAACAAGAAACTCTACTTCATCTACAACAACGCCTCTGGCGCAGTGACCGTCAAAGTTGCTGGTCAGACCGGCGTTTCTGTTGGAGTGGGTGAAAAACTTATTCTAGTGTCGAACGGCACGGATGTTGTTGCAGCCGCGACCTATGTGACGGCGATTCCAACGAGCCTCACGGTCACTACGCTGAATGCAACGTCGGCTAGTATCACCACGCTGACCGGAACTACGCTTGGTTATTCAAGTGCCAACATCACTACTGTTACCGGTACGACGGCTGGATTTACGTCGGCCAACATCACCACGCTCTCCGGTACGACTGCCACCTACACTTCGGCTAACATCACGACCGTTACCGGTACGACTGGCACGTTCACCACTTCGTCGGACGGTGTAGGCAACCTTCGTAATATCCCTTCAGCCGGTGCCGCAAAAACTTCGGCCTATACCTTGTCTGTCTCGGATATTGGCGAATTCGTCACGGTCGGTTCGGGCGGCAGTATCACGGTACCCAATGACACGTTCACGGCAGGTAATGCTATCTCTATCTACAACGATACGACTGGCAACATCAGCATCAACTGTCCGATCACAACGGCGTACCTTGCTGGAACCAATACTGACCGAGCTAGTTTGACTTTGGCTACTCGCGGTATCGCAACTGTTCTATTTATCAACCCTTCACTTTGTGTTGCTTCGGGAAATTTAACCTAATGAGCGGAATTCAAATGTTGGTGTTGGGAGGCAGTTTTGGTCCTGCTGCTCCTACCTCCGTTGAATACCTAGTCGTTGCTGGCGGCGGTGGCGGCGGAGGTGGCGGCGTTCAATATTCAGGCACTTGTCTGTTTGAAATATTTGGTGGCGGTGGCGGTGCTGGTGGCTACCGTACTGCGAGCGGATTTTCTGTAAGTAAAGGAACGACTTATACCGTCACAGTTGGCGGCGGTGGCTCTCAAAATGCCAACGGAACCAATTCTGTATTTAGCACTATTACTTCTACTGGCGGCGGTGCTGGTGGCAGTGGTGGGTCCGATGGCGCTACTTGTGGTACTGGATTTGCAACGAACGGCGCAGGGGGCGGTTCAGGTGGCGGTGGCGGTGCTAACGGAGAGACAGTAAGTTCGCAGGGCTTTCCCGTTTATTTAGGTGCCGGTGGAGCAGGAACATCTGGACAAGGTAATGCTGGTGGAAACGCTACTGGAAATGCGGGTCAAGAATATGGGGCTGCTGGAGGTGGCGGTTCTGGCGCTGCGGCGGATTCTAGTGGTCCCGGTGGCGCTGGTACATCATCATCTATAACTGGCTCAGCCGTTACTTATGCGGCAGGGGGTGCCCGAGGTGACGGTTCTGGCGGCGGTGGTTCTGGCGGTGCCAATACAGGTAATGCTGGACGAGGTGGACAAAGTAATCCTACTACTACGGGCGGCTCCGGCGGTTCTGGCGTAGTAATTATTAAATACTCAGATACATTTGCTAACGCGGCTTCTACCACGGGGTCGCCTAGTTTGACCGTTTCCGGTGGATTTAGAATTTATCGGTTTACTGGCTCTGGCTCAATTACTTGGTGATATATGGCTCATTTTGCACAGCTTGATCAAAACAACGTCGTTACACAGGTCATAGTAGTTAGCAATAACGAACTGATGGACGGCACTGATGAAAGCGAAGCAAAAGGTATTGCTTTTTGCCAATCGCTTTACGGCGCTAATACTCGTTGGGCACAGACATCTTACAACGCCAATTTTCGTGGTAGGTACGCGGCTATTGGTTATACATACGATGCTTCGTACGACGCTTTTATAAAACCAAAACCCATTAAATACCCGTCTTGGATTATTGATCCTGTAACAACTGAGTGGGTTCCGCCGGTCCCAAGACCTACGGATGATGTCTATAAATGGAACGAAGTTCTTTTGGCTTGGCTGCGTGTACCGCCGCCGTACCCATCTTGGGTTATGCAGGGGGATCCTTTGGCGTGGTATCCGCCAGTGCCCTACCCGAATGACGGGAAGTTCTACAAGTGGGATGAAGCTACTTTGTCATGGGTCAACGTTTCTAATGTTTAAGTATTTAGATTCGCCGTTCCCTCATGCAATAGCAAATGAATTTTTTACAGAAACAGAACTATCAAATGTATGGGAAGAGTTAAATTATTTGTCAGGACATTTAAACGGCCCAGAAGTTACTGGGTCAGCGCGTATTAAAGACGGAGAATACAAAAAGAAAAATTTAGGTGTTTTTGTAGATGGACTTTATTCTGATAGAAACTCGTCTTCAATTCTTACTTCTACGGCTAAATTTTTTGCTAAAGACAATTTAAATTCATTGTGTACTAATAATTTTATATTTAACTATTTACCCATAACAAATTTAGATTTTACGTTAGTTCAATTTTATGCAAACGGCGATTACTACAAAGCTCATCATGATACTTCAATTTTTACGTTAATCATTTTATTGCACAAAAAACCAAAGAAGTTTCAAGGTGGGGAGTTGGTTTTTACTAAACACGGATATGAGCTTGATTTGCAAAATAACCAAGCAGTTTTATTCCCCTCTTTTATCGAGCATGAAGTCAAAGAAGTAGTGTGTCCGGAAGTTTCAATTTATGACGGACGCATAACTATTACTAAACTAATAGCCACAAAAGGTATGAAGTAGTACGAGGATGCAGCCATGATGACAATGATCTCAACTTTCCTGTCTTTCCTAGCGGGTGGACTGCCCAAGATCCTGCAAATCTTCCAAGACCGGCAGGATAAGAAGCATGAGTTGGCTTTGGTTGCTGCCCAGAAGGAGCGTGAGTTAGCCCTTGCTGAACGAGGCTTCATTGCTCAGGCACGAGTTGAAGAGATCAAGTTGGAGCAGATTCAAACTCAAACGGCAGGTGAAGAGCGCCAAGCCCTGTATCAGCACGACATGGAGATTGGTAAAGGCGCATCGCAGTGGATGATCAACCTACGGGCCTCGGTTCGCCCGGTTGTTACCTACATCTTCGTGCTAGAACTTGTCGCTATCAACATTGCTGGTGTTTGGTATGCCTACAACACGGGTGTGCCATTTGCCGCTGCAATGGCTGAAGTATTCTCGGATGACGAGATGCTGATTTTAAGCAGCATAATTGCATTTTGGTTCGGAACTCAGGCATTCGGTAAGAAATGAGCGTTGTTTACTGGATAAGACTTGAGGATCATTTTGATATGAACTCTGATGGGTACATCGGGGTTGCAGTTGATTTTAGTAGCAGACTTATCCGACATCGCTCTATTACGTCACGTAGTGACTGTCATTTTGGAAGAGCCATCCGGTATCACGGCTGGAAAAATATGTTGTGCGATGTGATCTTTTTAGGTTCAGATGCAGAGTGTTATTCGCTAGAAGGTAAATTACGCCCTGATTTTCAGATAGGCTGGAATGAAGCGATTGGTGGATGCGGCGGAGATCGTAGTGAATATATTAACTATGTGGCAAGGGGCAAGCCCGTAGGAAATACAAAATCAAAAAGAGGATTAGAAAACCCATTTTTTGGTAAATCACATAGTAAAGAAACCCGACGCACACAGACGATTGCTCGCTCTCAATCTGTAATACGAACTCCAGACGGGATATTTTTCGGGTTTAATTCACTTGCTCGGCACTTAAAAGTTCATAAAGCGACTGCTAAAAACATAGCGTTGAAGCAGGGGTGGGAAATTGAAAGTAAGCCCTCGCTGTATTGAAATGGTAAAACACCATGAGGGTTGCAGAACCCGCCCGTACCAATGTCCGGCGTTAATCTGGAGCGTGGGGGTGGGTCACGTAATAGATCCTGCTCACTTGGCGGTGAAGTATGAGGAGCGTCGGAATCTACCGATACCCGCAGGCTGGGACCGGGTTCTCACGATGGACGAGGTGGACCGGATACTTGCTCAAGACCTTGGCCGGTTTGAGCGTGGTGTGGTTCGACTTTGCCCTGCTGCTGTTGGCAATCAAGGAATCTTCGATTCTCTCGTCAGTTTTGCCTTCAACGTGGGTCTTGGCAATCTCCAACGCTCTTCCCTTCGGATGAAGACGAACCGGGGGGAGTTTGAGGAGGCGGCTGACGAGTTCCTGAAGTGGACCAAGGCAGGTGGTAAAGTACTGCCGGGATTGGTAAAAAGGCGCAACGACGAACGGGCGTTGTACCTGTCAGGGGTTTCGTAATGGCACTTCAGAAACTAGAACTGCGCCCCGGCGTTAACCGCGAATCGACCAGCTACGCCAACGAGGGCGGCTTCTTCGCGTCCGACAAGGTGCGTTTTCGATCTGGCTACGCCGAAAAACTGGGCGGCTGGCAAAATATTAACTTTGCCTACACTTATAAAGGTGTTGCCCGGTATCTCTGGAACTGGGTAACGGCTGTCGGCCAGAATCTTTTAGGTGTAGGCACCAACCAGAAAGTTTACGTAGAACTAGGCGGTGAGTTTTACGACATCACTCCGCTTGGTAACTCGCTTACGTTATCTAATAATCCGTTTACTACGACGGCCGGTAGCAAAGCTGTTGAAGTCAGCGCCACTGCACATGGCACATCTATCGGCACGTACGTCACTTTCTCAGGTGCGACGGCGGTAGGTAGCCTGACTTTAAATGGTGCGTTTGAAGTTGCTTCAGTTCCAAGTGCCAATTCTCTTGTTATTTATTCGCCTACGGCGGCAGGTTCCACGGCTACCGGCGGCGGTTCTTTAGTCGTTGCTCAGTACGACATTGACGCGGGTAACGCTCTCTACACCACCCAAGTTGGTTGGGGCGGTCCTCCGTGGGGTAGCGGTGGTTGGGGCGCGACAACCCCGGCTGGTATCCCGATGCGACTCTGGTCGATGTTTAATTTTGGCGATGACCTGATCTTTGCTGAGCGTAGTGGCGAGGTCTACTTCTGGACTAAAGATACTTCTACGTGGGCACGGGCGGTTTCGCTTGAAGAGAAAGCCAACACGGTAGAGAAGACAGCAACTACGGCTACGGCTGCTTCTGGCGCTGCCGCTATTGTGGTGGCTGATGCCACGGGCATTAACACTGGCTCTGTTGTATCAGGCACGGGCATTCCGGCGGGCACTTTTGTAACTGCCGCTTGGACGGGTTCAACGTCTGTCACGCTTTCGGCAGCGATCACGGCCACGCTCACGGCTTCCGCCGTTTCTTTCAGTTTTGCGGGGCGTCATGTCCCCAACGAAACTAACGTCATCATTGATTCGCCTGTAAACGAGTTCACGATTTGCATGGGTTCGACCCCGTACGATCCGACTAATTTCAATACGGTATTTAATCCGCTTTTGGTTCGTTGGTCGGATCAAGGTAATCCGTATGAGTGGGTACCTGAAGTTACTAATCAGTCTGGTGAGCAAACTCTATCTCACGGCTCGTTTATTGTAGCTACGCAGAATACTCGTCAGGAAATCCTGATTTGGACAGATACTGCCATCTTTTCGATGCAGTACATTGGACCGCCGTTTGTGTGGAACTTTGTACTGCTTGATCAAGACATTTCGATTGCATCGCAAAATGCAGCGCAGACGGTTAATAACGTCACGTACTGGATGGGTCGTGACAAGTTCTTCATGTATACGGGTCGTGTAGAAACGCTGCCTTGCACCCTTCGTCAGTTTGTCTACAACGACATCAACTACGATCAACTTGATCAAGTTTGTGCAGGCAGTAACGAGGGCTTTAATGAAGTCTGGTGGTTCTATCCATCAGCGAATAGTTTTATTAATGATCGTTACGTAATCTATAACTACCTTGAGCGTATTTGGTATTACGGCAATATCAATCGCACGGCGTGGTCCGAGCATACCCAGCGTAACTATCCAATCGCGGCGTTCTCTATTCAGACTTCGTACCTTGCTACGTCGATTGATTCGTCCATTACGACGATTGCCTTGGTAGATGCTGCAACGTACCCGTTAAGCGGTACGGTCACGATTGATTCTGAGCAAATCACGTACGCCAATATTGTTAACAATACCCTTACTGGGTGTGTACGTGGCGCTAATGGAACAACGGCTGTGTCTCACACTCAATACACGGTTGTCAGTCTCAGGATTCCGAACCAAGTCTTGTTGCATGAAGTTGGCAACGACGATGCGTCGATCAATCCGCCCGTGCCGATTGAAGCGTTTATTGAGTCGTCGGACTTTGACATTCAAGACGGTCAGAACTTTGGCTACGTTTGGCGCATCCTGCCTGACTTGAACTTTACGGGATCGAACGGAGCCAATCCGTCTGTAATGCTCACCGTTAAACCCCGCCAGAATTCAGGCAGTAACTACACCGCTGCCGATACGCCGACCGTTACCCGAACATCGGTGATCCCAATTCAGCAGTACACCGGTCAGGTCTATACCCGAGTGCGTGGCCGTCAGATGGCGTTCCGTGTGGATTCGACTGATCTTGGCGTGGCGTGGCAGATGGGCATGATGCGTATTGACGTTAAACCGGACGGACGCCGATGACCGTCGCTCGCGGTGTAGTGCCGCCGAACTTGCCGGTTGCCCCGACTGATTATCAGGTTCGATATCAGGACCAATTAACTAACATCCTGCGTTTATATTTTAGCCAAGTTACTAACCGAATTAATTCCCCAACCGCACATGCTTCTTACTTTGACACCACGACGCAGACGAATTCGGTAGCCGATGCCGTTAATCTTTTCACGTTTAACTCAGTTGTTTCTCAGCAAGCCGTTACTCGTGGCGTACCCGCATCTAGAATATTTGTTGCCCAGACGGGTGTTTACAACTTCCAGTTCTCGGCTCAGTTAGACAAGTCTGGCGGCAGCGCATCTGCGGTCTACATTTGGCCTCGGATTAATGGCGTCAACGTACCGGACTCGGCCACTAAAGTCGTGATTGACGGCCCCAACAGCGAAATCGTCCCGGCTTGGAACTTTGTGCTGGTGATGGAAGCGGGAGACTATTTTGAGTTGGCTTGGCAGTCTTCTGACACAGCCGTGTTTGCAGCGGCTGAAGCGGCAACGGGTAATATCCCGGCTATTCCGTCCATAATTCTGACCGTCACTTGGGTATCGAACTACGAAGCCAATGAGTGATACCATCTGTACAAGTTTAACCCCTTGGGGGGATTATGTATAACCAAGCACCTCAAGCCGGTCTCGCCTCCTTGATGGCGTCCCCGTACGCCGACTCGGACGTGATGCGGGTTCAAATGACCCCCCGTGAAGTGTCGGGGTTGCAACAACTTGCTATGGCCTATGGTGCCAATGAGCAAGACTTGTATGACCCAGTGACGGGTGAACCCCGTTTCTCGTTCCTTAAAAAGCTTATCCCGATGATTGCTGGGGCAGTTTTGCCCAGCATTCCAGTTATTGGACCGGCTCTGGCGGGTGTCGCTAAAACAATTGGATTTGGTAATCAGGCCGTTGGCACAGGTCTACTGGTTGGCGGTATTACGGGGCTTGTTGAAGGTGACCTGAGAAAGGGTTTGATGGCAGGTCTTGGCGCTTATAGTGGTGCCAACATCGCCCAGTCTCTGCAAGGCGCTTCGTTGACTGAAGCCCCGGTTCGCCCGTCAGTTGAGGAGATGGCCAAAACCAATCAGGCTATCGAGGCTGCTAAGCAAACGGTAGGGGCTACGCCGGTGGTTAACCCGTCTGTCCCCGCAGATTTGATGGGTCCGCCAGATGTGGCTTCGGGTATGGGCGGGCAGATTCCCATCAAGGTTGCACCTCCTCCCTCTTCAGACGGACTTGATTTCTTCAAATCCGCCAACGCATTTAAGGGCGCTCCCACTGCCGAAGCTTTAGCCGCAGGACGGGCGGCAAATATTGCCAATATGAGTTCGGAGGCTATTGCAAACACCGGGCTGAGAGGCGTGGGCGAGGGTATTACCTCGTTGTTCAAATCCCCGCAAGCCCGTAGTGCATTTATGGAACGGCTCGGCGGTGGGTTTGAAACCCCGTTCATGCAGAATCTTTCCAGAAACGCCACGTTGGTAGGCGCACTAGATGCGTTTACGCCTGAATATAAGATGCCGTCAGGTAGTCCTTACGGTGATGACGTTGTATACATATCGGGTGGTGTTAATCCGATGTATAGCTATGGCCGTGAACATAGTTATTTTTTACCGGGCAAATACTATAAAAGGACCAAGAAAGGTCTTGTCCCCTACGATCCAAATGCGATGGCACCGGGATATGCAACGGGTGGTCCTGTCCAAGCACCCGACCAGAACATGAATCAACCGCGTTCGATCCCGCATCAGAACGCGACGTTCCCGTATCCCAACCAGAACTATCCGCTTTCAACCGTAACAGGTACACCGTATCCTGCTATGCAGGTTGGCAGTGCGCCGCAGCCGCAAGAAATTATTGGGAACTACGAACCCAACATTAATCCGTTTACGGGTGAAGAAGGTTTTGCGGAAGGCGGTCCAGTTATGGGCGGCCAGATGATTATTCCTGCCGTTAAGGACGGAGTAGAGGGGTACTACACAGATACCACTAGAACAACCTTTGTTCCTAAAACCGGTGTTAATCAGCCTCCAGTAGGCGTTGCACCGCCTCCGCCTAATCCGTTTGCTCAACCCGGTGCGCCGGTGACTAGCCCACCGCCGGGTCCAGAGCCGTCGCCGCCTGTCACGCTTAATACTCAAGATCAGCCGGTCAACCCGTTTGATCCTGCGCGGCAACGATATCTGGACATGGTTAATGCTCCGCCTCCTCCGCCGGTTGATACCAAGCCAACGACGGACTATTTGGCGGAACTTAGTCGTCGGGCTAAGCAGCCAGAATTCGTGTCCTTTACAACCCCTATTAAGAGTCCGTATACCCCACCTCCTCCGGGCGGTGGCGGCGGTGGCGGCGGTGGCGGCGGTGGCGGCGATGATACTACTACCACGACTACTGGCGGTGGCACTGCTGGGGAGAGCCTCCAGCAAAGTGCGTTGATTTCTAAGATTGGTATGCCTGCTTTCCAAGCGTTGGTAAAAGCCGGGCAGATGGGGGGTGTTGACGGAATAAGTGCGGCGTTGCAAAGAATGCCGACTGAATACGCCGATGCATTTAAAAAATGGGCGTTGACTGATCCTAAAGCAGGTTTCAGCGTCGGTAATTTGAAAGCGGGGTTAGATTTTTCCAGTCTTGGTACGCCTACAGGCGCAGCCAACGCTGCACTCGGGGTATACAACACCGCCAAGGCGATTGAAAAAGGTAAAGAAGGGCGAGCCGCGTTTAATGCGGCTATGACCGCTGCTCAATTTGGTGGCCCCGTCACTGCGTTGGCAGCGGCGGCTATTGCTGCTATTGGTGCTTCTCTTGTCAACACCAAAGAGTACGGTGATGTAGCCCTGCGTAATTATTGGGATGCGGTTGATAAAGGTCGTGGATTAGGCTCTGCTCCGCCTGAAGAACTTGCTCAAGGCTTTATCAATTTCTACCGCACCAACAAGAATGAATTTGCGGGTCAAGAAAAGTATGGACGCAAAGGAAACGAAGACTTTGTGTACGACATGACGCAGGTCATCAACAATGCCGTGAAGAATGGTGTTATTTCAAAAGATGCAGATGCTAATGTCATGTATCGACAGGTCGTACAGCCGTGGCTGAATTCAATGGGTTCGGGTCCACAAAACGAAGATGCTCGCCGCATCCAAGACTTCATGATGACGGATTTAATCCATAACTTTATGCAGGGTAAGCCGATCAGTAACGCGCAAGTTAAGGGCGACAAGAACTATAAAATTGTCAGCGAAAGACCTGTATATGCCGGTACTGCTCCCGTCACCACCCAGCAGACTCAGCAAGCCAATACCCAAGGCATGGGACCGAGTATGGACCCCGCCGCTCTTGCTGATTTCCTCCAAACCCAGAGTCCGTATGGCGCTGTGATGCCATTTGCTGATGGCGGCGCTATCGGTGAAGATTACAACTTCGGTTTCGCTGGCGGCGGACTTGGTAGCCTTCCTGAGTACAAGGCTGGCGGTAAGTTGCTAGATGGTCCGGGCGATGGAATGTCTGATGATATCCCTGCCGTGATTCGCGGCAAGGGTGTACAACGTGCTGCGTTGGCTGATGGCGAGTTCGTCATCCCGGCTGATGTGGTATCGCATCTCGGTAATGGCTCCACCAAGGCAGGGGCCAAAAAGCTTTATCAAATGATGGCGCAGGTTCGGAAGGCACGTACGGGCAAAACTAGACAAGCCCCTGCGGTGAAGACTGACCGATTCTTGCCTGCTTAATCGGGAGCGATCATGGCTACACCCACTGAACAAATACAAACCAACATTCCTAGTTGGCTTAGAGATTCCATACTCAAACTTGTAGGTCAGGCAGACGTTCTGACGCAGCAGGGTTATCAGCCCTACGCAAGGCCGAAGCTAGATGCGCAAGGGAAACCTGTGCTGGATGCCCAAGGCAAGCCGGTCATGGAGCCTATTCAGCGCCTAGAAGCCTTTAGTCCGCTTCAAGAACAGGCGTTTAAAAACATCGCCAAGATGCAGACGGCGAACCAGCTAACGCAGGCAACAGGTCTTGCTGGTTTGGTTGGTACTGATGCTGCCAAGATGGCGCAGTACAAACCTGCTGCTGAACGTCAATTTTATACCGACCCAACATTTGAACGGATGCAGACTGGATTTGAGCGCGTTGATGCGGCTCCCTCCACTCAGTTCCAGATGCAGGGTCCGCAGAGTGTAGCGGCAGAGCAAGCACGTGCGGCTCAGATGGGGCCGGTGCGCGATGTTATGGCGCAGCAATTTACTGCACCTCAGATGGCTGGCTATGACAGAGTATCTGCGCCGTCTGCTTACGACATTGAACGGGCACAGGCTTATGGTTATGGCCAACTAGCCATGACTCCTGCCGAGCGCGTTCGCGCTGCGGCTCTTGAAAGATATCAAATGGGTCCGGCTGAGCGTGTAGGCACCGAACGCTTTGGCCTTGGTTCAATGCTTGAATACATGTCGCCCTATATGCAGGGCGTCGTGGAGCGCCAAAAACAATCGGCTGTTCGGGATTACATGAAGGGGCTTCCCGCAATAGGTGCGGCGGCGGCTCGTGCTGGTGGTCGGGGCGGTACTCGTGAGGCTTTGCTCCAATCTGAAGCACAACGCAATCTTGCTACGCAGTTGGGCGACATCGAAGCCGGTGGACTCCAGAGAGCCTACGAACAATCTTCAAGTCAGTTTGAGCGTGACCGCGCCGCTGCAATGCAGGCTGCGTTGGCTAATCAGGCTGCTACCCAAGATGTTGCCCGTCAAAATCTTCAGGCTGCAATGGGCGTTCAGCAACTCGGAGCGCAGACGGGGCTTCAAGCAGCACTTGCCAATCAACAGGCTGGACTTACTGTCGGTCAGCAGAATCTCGCTGCCGAACAAGCCCGTCAGCAGTTCATGGGGCAGCAAAGTCTTCAGGCTCAACTGGCTAACCAACAAGCCGCTCAACGTGCCGCTGAGTTCCAGAGGCAGCAAGAGATGCAGGCTTCGATGGCCAATCAACAGGCTGGCCTCACGGTCGGTCAGCAAAACTTGGCTGCACAGTTGCAAGCGATGGGACTCAACGCTCAGCAGGCGATGGACGCTGCGCGTCTTAATCAGGCCGCTGATCTTACGATTGGTCAACAGAACTTGTCGGCTCAACAGCAGGCTAATCTGGCTAACCAACAAGCCGCGATGCAAGCGGCATTGGCCAATCAGCAGATGGGTTATAACGTTGGGCAGTCCAATCTTCAGGCATTGATCAACCAACAACAGTTTGGTGCGGGTCAGGGTCTGCAAGCCCAGCAGATGAATCAGTCTGCACAACTTCAGGCTCAGCAACAGGCTCTGGCTCAGTTGGCGCAAGCCAACCAATTTAGTCAGCAGAACGCTGCTCAACGTGCCCAGTATGGTCTGGCCGGTGCGAACCTTGCCGAGCAGTCCCGTCAGTTTGGGGCTGGCTTGGGTATGCAGGGTCTGCAACAGCAGTTGGCCGCTGCCGGTATGCTGGGTAACTTAGGACAGCAACAGTACCAACAAGAACAGGGTATCAACGCTGCTCAATTGGGTGCTGGCGCTCAGCAACAAGCGTTTGGTCAAGAACTGCTCAATATGCAGTACCAAGACTTCCTCAATCAGCAACGCTTGCCGTATCAGCAGTTGGAGTTCATGTCAGGTATCTTGCGCGGTCTCCCGTCAACGGGTCAGACTCAAACGATGTATCAAGCGCCGGGTAGCCTGTTCGGTCAGATTGCGGGTATAGGCATGGGACTCGGCGGTTTGTTTGGCGGTCTTGGCCAGACTACGGGGAGATAAACAATGATCGGTCCAGTTAGTGGCACGGGTCGTGCGATGATGTCTTCACTTCAGCAGGCTATCGACAAAGGTATGCCTCCTGATCAGGCTGTGCAGTACGTCAAGAGTATGGCTACGCAGGGCGTGGCTCCCTTGACTGATCTCTATGCCATGATGAATCAGTTCCAGCGGCTGAAGCAGCAACCGGTCAAGCCGCCCCAGACGCCACCAACGATCAAAGATCAGTTGAACATGCTCGACCAGCAACAAGGTCGGCAGGGCGGTATCGCTGGGTTGCAAGCACCGGCTCCGCAAGGAGAACCGATGGATCGTGGCCTTGGCGCAATTGACGCTGGCCGTATGGAATACCCGCAGTTTGCTGGCGGCGGTATCGTTGAAGGTGTGGTTGCGTTTGATCAAGGTGGCGGCGTTAAGGAAAAGAAAAGTGACAACCAGACTTTCCCCCTACTTATGGGTGCTGGCCCCCTTGGCGCATACTCATTTGCACCAATGATTGCTCAAAATGCGCCTAGACCCTTGACCACTGCTTTGGCGCAAGTACCAGATGAAGAACTTGCAAATAGCCTTGCGACTGCTTATATGAACGATGACCAAGCAGCGGTCAACGATTTAAGTACGGTTCTTCGCCAACGTAACCGTAGTGATTTAATTGGACAAATTAAAGCTGCGGCTAAGAAACAAAAAGAACTTACACAAGGGCAAGCCCGTGCAGCACAGTTAGGGTTCGCGCCGCCGGGTGCTCAAGCAGCCACGGCTGTTGAGAAAGAAACGCCGCCACCGGTTGTACGCCCGGCTGCGAATATTTTGGCTGATACCCGCATAACCCCGCCGCCCGCCGAAAAAGACATTACGGAAGAGCAGTACAAGAAGTTACAAGACTTCCGTACACGCGAGGGGATTGGCAAAGCGCGAGAAGAGATGAGTCAGTTCCTCACCTCTGAAGAGCGTCGTCTTGAAAAGGCCTACGGTGAAGACCGTCGTCTGGCTTTTGCTGAAGCCGGGTTCCGCATGGCGCAGGCTGCGTCACGCCCCGGTGCGACGTTCCTTGGTGCGTTGTCTGAAGGTGCCATCAGCGGTACTCAGGCATTGAAGGGTATTAATAAAGAACTCACTGAAAACAAGCGATTGCTCAAGCAGTCAATGATCAAGTTGAAAGAAGCCGCTGAACTGGAGAAGGAAGGCGACTACAAGACTGCGATGGGCCTGAACAAGGAAGCCCGTGCAGAGACTCTCAAACTGTACGAGATTCGCGAGAATCTCAAGTCGGATCGCATGAAAATTGCGTCGATGGACAGGCAGACGGAAGCCAGCCGAGAGTACACGCAGGCATATCGTGATGAGTCTGCTAACACCCGTAAGTTGCAACTTCGTCAAAATATCTTGGCAGACTCTGTGTACCCGGCGCTTTCGGCGAAGTTGCAAAATCTTGACCCGGAAGAGACAGAGGAGCAACAGAGGCTTCAGACACAAATGAGAGCCATTATGCGAGAAGCAAATATACGTGCCGGGTTGCCAGAAGACTCCGGTATGTTGTCATCGGGTTTCGCAACGCCCACTAGATACAGATACACTAAAGAACGTGGTATGGAAGCTATAGGGTAAGTTAATGCCTTACATCGTTGACTTGCCTGACGGGCGCAGTGTCGAGTTCCCAGACGACATCCCCCCCGAGCAAGCGGAACAGATTCTTCGGAAACAGTTCTTTGGGGCTGCGGCAGGTGCAGCCCCTATGGCTCCTCGTGAGCAACAACTGTCTAGACCACCTATACAAAATCTAACGACCCCAGCTACCACTATCTCGGGTGAAGTTTTAGAAGTTCTTAAAGGTCTACCTCGCGGAGCGATAGGCCTACTTGAGAGCGCGGCAACGGGTGCGGCGGCTATCCTGCCTGACGAAGCAGAACGCGAAGCACGGGCCAGTGTCGCTGAGTTTTTCCGTCCTGCTAGAGAAGAGTTGGCACCAGAGGCTGGCTATGAAGAGTCTATTGGAGCCAAAGCAGGTGAGGCGCTCGGATCAACACTTCCGTTTTTGGCAGCGGGTCCGTTCGGTCTGGCTGGTCGGGCAGCGGCAACCGGGTTAGGTGTCGCTGCTGGTGCGGGTGAGGCACGGCTCCGTGCTGAACAAGAAGGTGGGATGGAAGAGCGTGGCACTGCCACGGGATTAGGTGCACTTGTCGGTGTGTCAGAAGTATTCCCCATCTTCCGTATCTTGAATCGCCTTCCTGAAAAGGAAGCACTCACTGCTATTGATTACGTCAAACGCGCTGCGGCGGCTGGTGGAGAAGAGTTTGCCCAAGAAGCATCAGCAAACATTGCGCAAAACCTCATTGAAAAAGGACTCTACAACCCCGAACAAGAAGTTATCGAAGGGGCAGCGGAAGAAGGTGCCTACGGATTCGGCGTCGGAGCCTTTATCCAAGGACTCACCGATCTGGCCATGGGACGCCGTGTTCGTGGTGCAGTGGCACCACCGGGAGGCGAAGATGAACGTGCAGGACTTGGTGCTGAGCAAATTGTCGAGGGAGCAGATACAGGAGGCGTTGATCTGCCTGTATCACGAATTGGAGCCGAGCGACCAGATGTTGAAGGACTTGGGGCCGCAGGAGTGGGCATTCCTCGCCGTCTTGCTGGACGGGTTGATGAAGGAGAGGAAGTTTTACAACCTGCACTAGAGCCTGCCCGGTTCCAGATAGATGAAGACGACCCGGACGCTTGGTACTACTCCGAACTCGCCCGCCAGACTGAACGACTGCCTCTCAAGGCGGCTACGCCGCAGCAGTGGCTTGCCACGTTGCGCAACAAGAACGTCAAAGACGAAGAACTTGAATACACCGGCTTCAAGGATTGGCTTGAGGCACAGGAAGGTAATGTCAGCAAAGAAGACGCGCTGAACTATCTCGCCAACAACGGTGTACGCCTTGAAGAAACGATGCTGGGAGAAGGCGCGGGCGGTAAAGAATACGAAGTTTATTCTGATGGAGAATTCATCGATAGGTTTGATGATGAGTACCGCGCTGAAAGTTTTATTCAGGCTAGTGCTCAAGCGGCAATAGAAGATCTTGATCCTGCCGATATGCCAGAAGAGTTCGGTAATGATTTTGACGAGTACCGTTCTCAAGTTTATGACGCTGAACGAGAGCGTTACTCAATAAGAGAGAACGACATTCCCGGCGCGGAAGGTGTAGCCGGTCCTGTTAAATATACAAGGCACAAACACCCATTCGGTGATAACTACCGCGAGTTAATTATTCGCGTACCCAAGCTACCTGCTATAGAGCAGAAGATCGGTCCTGCGCGTAGCGAATTAGAAAATGTGCAGGATGAAATTAACGACGTTAGCAACCGTATACGACGCCTTGATGTGGCGTCCCCGGCTTATGCAGAATTAGCAGGGTTAGACGCAAGACTAAAAGCGTTGAAGGATAGAAAAAAATCGTTACAAGATGAACTTCAGACGCTTGTTGCCAAGACTACATATCGAGAAGGTCATTGGGAGGACTATGGTGTGAATGCCATAGGCCATATGCGCATGTCAGACATGAACGACGGCAAAGTGCTGATGGTTCATGAAATGCAGTCTCAACTCGCGCAGACCGGTCGCGACTTCGGATTTATTGGGGAAGAAAAAGAACCCAAGACAGCGGCTGCGCTTCAGCAGTACCAAGAACAAGAAAAAATTATAGAGGATATCGATGCAAAACTTTTGGACATATCCGAGCAACGTCGTCAACTTGAGTACTTGCAATACGATTTGCAGGACGCGATTAGTAATTACGGTCAAGGCACAGCATATTCGGCGAAGCCCATTAACTCTTTGGCTACCGGAGCAGAAATAATCTCTGACTTTGAAAAAGGTAAGTCTCCGTATGCATTGTTTAAAACGCAAGGTGGGGATTATATCGGGCTTTATGATCGTTCAAAGCAAGCGTTTCTAACTAAGGATGGTTTAAAGGAGCAGCTTGAAACTTTACCGCCTCCTGCAAAAGCAGAATTCAACAATGCAGTAATGAATTTTGAAAGTTCTACCGCCCCTACTGAAGAAGAGGCTAGAAGAATTAGTAGAGAACTAATTCCGGTTAGAGGCGAAGCGATTGAAAAAACCTATCGAATAAAAGAAGACAGTCTGGAAACGTCTAGAGGTCGCCTTAAAACGTTTGATACCCCGCGCTTCCCGTTTAGTGGTTCAACGGACAAGTGGCAGAACCTTATCCTGAAGCGAATCCTGAAGTATGCCGCAGACAACGGCTATGAGCGGATTATGTTCCCGCAGGGGCAGGAAGCAAAAGGATACACGATGGGAGACCTGCGTGGGCAGGAGTTCTTCTACGATGTTATTTCGCCTAAGAACATTAAAAATATCGTAAACAAATACAAGGGAAAGGTTACTTTCTCTAAAGTTAAATCGCCGTGGGAGTTAGAACCCAAGATTTCGGCTGCGATCAAAAAAGAACTTGAAGCGAATCCGAGCGTCGCCTCTGCTTACGAGGCTCTGGGTGAAGGTGAAAGCACTGGCAAAAAACGCAGAACTGCTTTTGCGCGTCTGATGGGAAGCCTTCGCGGCAATAATATAGACATGTTTACAATCAGTGATGGTGGTATTGGTGTTGGTAAACCTGACACGCCGCAGGGTATTGAGACTAACAATGCCATCCGTGAGTTTATTGACGCAGTAAATACTTACGAAAGAGAAAGCCGCCCTCTGGATGAAACTCGACCGGGCGAAGTCCGTACGGTAATTGAGATTACTCCCGAGATGCGGAGTAACTTACTCGTCAAACTGCCTCTCTTCCGCATGGGTCGCCGCACTACCAAGGGCATGGTGGTCTCACAAGTTCAGAAAGTAGTCGCAGAATTAAGTCAGGGCTGGGCCAATAAACCCAACATCAAGATCGTCAGTACTCATAAAGACCTGCCGAAAGCGTACCGCTCTGACAAGTACAAGCGTGTTCGAGGCATGTTGCTGGGTAACGACGTATACATCGTCGCTGCCAACGCCGGGTCGCCGTCTGAGGTCAAGGCCACACTGTTCCACGAATCACTAGGCCACTACGGTCTGCGTGGGCTTTTCGGTGAAAAGTTAGACAAGGCGCTCAACGACATCTACGCCACGAATACCGTGATGCGTAATCAGGCGGACGCTTGGTTGCGTAGCCATCCGGATGTGTATACGGGTGTAGACCGTGTCCCTCGTGCCGTCGAAGAGGTGCTTGCTGCCAAGTCTGAGGCAGGGGTCATTAAGGAGCCGGGTATCCGAGCGGCGTTCAACCGCCTCGCTGCCATGATCCGCAAGTTCATACGCGGCATGGGTATCCAGCTTGACTACAGTAACAACGACATCAACAACATTCTGCTTGAGTCGGCAGAGCGTGTTCGCGTCGGCCCGATGAAGATAGCTATGCCTGATGCACGGCCTCGCTATCAGATATCGCAGTACGACAACATCATCTCCGGTGCGCTGACCCGCAACGCTACGCTGCCGCAGTGGTCGCAAAACTTGGGTGACGGCGTAGCCGAGACACTGTCTAACCTTCCTGAAAACTTGCGTAGAGGACAATACTACGTCTACTCCATGCCGCACATGGTGGAGTTGCTTGAGCGTTATATTCCTCGTGTCAGGGCAATTGACCGCTTCATTGGTTACCGTGCCTCGTACACGACTAGCCTGATGAAGACGGCAGCGGACAACCACGCCAAGTACAGCCGCATTGTGCAGGCCACGCCGCAGGACTATGAGAAGTTCAAGGATGTTGTTAACGACATCAACTTTTTTCAGGTTCCCGTGCGTAGTCAATCTGTCCGTGACTTGTTGACCCAAGACCGCGCAACGCTGTCGCCGCAGAAGCAGAAGTTCTACGACATTGCTAAAAAGTTCTACGAACTGCCCGAGGCATTCCAGAATTCTATCCTGAGCGCCGATGAGCGTAGCGGCTTGTTCGCTGACTATCGCAAGATGGGCGATAAGAAGTTTGACATCTTTGCCGAGGTCTACGGTGGCCAACTAGGCATGGGTGTTGTACGTGATCTGCGCGAACGGTTTGAGCGCGAACGCCTGCCGATGTACGCCCCGTTGGTTCGTGGCGAGGGTGCGCACTGGTTGTACTACGAAACCACAGATGGCCAGCAGGTCAAGCAACCGTTTAGTAACGCAGCGAAGCGCGAAGCCGAGATCAAGCGAATCACGCAAGAAGGCATCGCTAACGTATCTACGATCCAACGCGCCACGCGCCCGTCAGAAGTTCGCCAGAAAGGCCCGCCGCCTGTTGGGTTCTTGGGTGAAGTTGTGTCCAAGTTGGAAGATAAACTTCGCGACATGCCGGAAGCCGAAAGAAAAATTGTTATCGACGGTGTGTATGACACGTTCCTACAATACCTTCCGTCCAACATGTTGCGGCAGGAACTGACGAGTCGCCAGACTACTGAAGTCGATGGTGCGATGCAGTTCGGTGTGCTCGGTGCAGACCCCGATGTTCTCGCGGTATACGACCGCACCATGCCGAAGATGGCCTATCAGTTGGGCAATCTGAAGTACGCCCTGCCGATTGAAAACGCCATGAAAAAGATCATGGAGCAGGCCAAACTTTATGAAGCCGCCGTCAGGGACAACAATATTCCTGAGAGACTTAGAGGCCGCAAGCTGCTGAGTCCCAAGGCTGTGTTCGATGGTGTAGAAGATATGCGCCGTCGCCTCGACTTTGCCTACAACCCCGGCTATGCATCGTGGGTCAATGCAGCGGCCACGGCCAACTACGTATACAGCATCGCGGGTAACATCTCCTCGGCACTGATCAATACTACTGTTCTTGCCATGATGACGTGGCCAATGCTCATGGCGCAGTATGGTCCGGTGAAGTCCATCGCTGCGATGGGTCGCGCCATGAAGATGTTCCTCGAAGGCGGCGTGGACGATCAAGGCAACTTCACGTTTGGTAACTCGGCAACGGGTGAGATCAAGACCTTCTTCGACTATCTTGAGAAGCGCGGTGCTATCGGTATCGCAGCGGAACAGGAACTGCGCCAAGCCCAACGTGCAGCCGTTAGCGGCTATGAAAGCACGATGGACAAGATCAACTTCGTTGCCGGTTACGTCTTTAAGAACTCGGAGCGGTTCAACCGCGAAGTCACGATGTTGGCTTCGTTCATGTTGGCACGGGAGAAAGGCAAGGGATTCCGCACGGCTGCGGAAGAAGCCATCCGGTTGAACAGCAACATCAACGGTACTGTGCTGCCTGAACAGGCCTCGCGTATGTACCAGACCAACTTCGGTCGCGTGGTGTTGACCTTCCGCACCTTTGCCGTCACGCAGATCATCAACCTGTCCCGTGCATTTGGTCGCGCACTCAACATGATCGACGCGACTCCAGAAGAGCGTAGTTACGCTCGTAAGCAGTTGCTCGGCGTGTACGGTGCGACCTACATGATGGCTGGCATGAAAGGCTTGCCTTTGTTTGGCGCGGCTGAAGTTCTGGCGGCTGCGTTGATGGGTGATGACGATGAGCCGTACGATCTGCAACAGGAAGTCATCGACAGCGTGGGCTTGCTCGGCTTGAATGGTCCGCTCAACGCTGCGCTAGAAGTAGATATTGCTTCTAGAACTGGCTTCAATGGCATGTTGTGGCGAGACGATACGAAGCGTTTGGCTGAGATTGGCTACCCGCTTTACATCGCTGAGCGTGTTGCGGGTCCGACATACGGCCTTATCCAAGCGCAGATACGTGGTATTGAGAACCTGATGAACGGTGATATACAGCGTGGGTTTGAATCGATCCTACCTGCGCCGCTGCGTAATCCGATTAAGGCTGCACGATATGCAACAGAAGGTGCGCTGACTAAAGACGGTCTGCCCATCGTGGAAGATGTCAATGCATGGAACGCGACCATGCAGATATTCGGCTTCGCTCCTGCTGAGATTGCCGCCACACAAGAAAGGATCGGAGCAACATTCACGATCTCGGACAAGCTCCGTAATCGTCGTACTGCCCTGATGACAAATGTATACACGGCGCTTGAAGCAGGCGACAACCAAGCTATGTCTGAAGCATATGATGCGATTGACAAGTTCAACGAAGCCAATCCGTCATACGCAATCAACCCTGCATCGCTCCGCGCCTCGTTCCGTGAGCGTCGTCGAAGGGTAATGGAGGCAGTGAACGGAATCTATCTGCCGCGCAATTTGCGTATCGCTACGGAAGAGATACTGGCTGAACCGTATTAACGAGTACGCCAGACCCGGATACCCATAAGACCATCCTTGGTCGCAGGGTATGACTTGACCCGGACTCCTGCCACCTTGGCGCGAGTGTCCATGACGTAGACCATTTCAGCAGGGCGCAGTGTTGGCAGAAAGAAACTGTCCCCTACGCGCATCTGCTCAAACGGTAACAGGTACTCCGGTTCAGTCAGTTGTCTCGGGTCTATCGCCATCGAAGAAGTCTTCCGGTAATTCAGTCTTAAAGGCGTAGCACTTCACCGCATTCTGGTGAGTACCTTGCTTCCAACCTGTCGTGAGCCGCTGTTTCTTGGTGAGTTTGTCACCATCGTGTACGACCAGTACGCCAGCCTTTTTCCATTCTTTCTCTGCCGCAGCCACACTGATCTGCATACCCGGAGCGGATAGATAGTTCTCTATCGCGGAGGCTGCGATGTACTGCACACCGGAGTGAATTTCGATGCGACCAACAACCTTTGGTCCACGTGGCTCCATGACCACCTTGCCGTCGTTCAGGGCGAGGAAACCGTTGACGTTGTTGTTGAAGAAGTCGCCCAGCAGAGACTTGTAATCGACCTCGTTGATACGGAAAACATTCTTACGTATCTCAAGCATGGCCTTGACGACTGCTTTGAAGATTCGATCAAGGTCGAGTTGTATGATCCCCGCTTGCATGGCGAACTCACCCCCGGCGAAGCAGGAAGCGATCATGTTCTCGTAGAAACGGTACGCAGGGTTAGCGCCATACTCTTCGCGAAATCTTTCAGACCACTTGTGGATCATCTTTTTTATCTCATGCTCACCTATGGTGAAGAGATATTGAATGTAGATAGGCCCGGCGTGCCCGTAGTTATCGTTGAATGGATTGACGATTTCCTTACTGAGATTGGGATTCTTGATGAACACCTCGGGCATCTCCAGTTGGAACTCAATCGTACGAGCGATCTCGCCGTCAGGCCGCTTCTTGACCTGCTTCAACTTGTCATACAGAGACTGGTTGGTTGTCATTACGGCAATCAATGCTGCTCCCTGCTCTATCTCGCGCTCTGCGTTCACAGAGGATTGCATACGTGACTTGGCACGACCGCTTGAGATACGATGGAGCAGACGGGACAGTATCTCGCTTTCGATATTCGTGGCTTCGTCTAGCCCGAACAGGATGTTGCGAATAGCAAGATACCGTCCCGTCAGTGCGTTATCAGTCGCGGAACCTTCCGCAAGACTGGTGTAATAGGGGTTACCAAACACGCTAAGCCCGGCATACATAGAGCCGGTTTTACCCACGCCGCTGTCCGGACTGAGGTAGCTAATCGTGCATCCGGGTGTCGAGGTGCGGCTCATCAGGGGCGAACCAAACCCGGCTAACAAACCTAGCGCGTGAATCTCTAGCCCCGGCAGATTGAATGCATTGGCTGACTTTTGCCAAACCTCATATGAACCTGTCGGTTTGATGTACTTCGCATAGGCACGAATGGCGGGAGACACGGCAGAGGGTTTGGTCTCGTCCTTCGTGATCTCAACTGCGCCTGTAACAAAGTAAGTGAAGTCTTCGCTCCACCCCATCTGCATTCTCATAATGTCTGCTGCTCTCTGTTTCTTAAGGTAGTTGTCCCAAGCAATGAGATATTCCGATACATACTTGACGAGCGGAGGCGGGAACGTCACGCCGTTAAACGGCAGCAACTCCTTCAACTTGTCCGTAGCGTATGCAAACTTAACTGGGAATAGAAATTCACTGACTGGGTCTGTGGGTGATATATGTCTCATTAATAGACACTCACCATCGGTCGGACTCTTCAACCGCTTAAGCGGAAAGAAGTCGTCTTCAATCAATTGAAAAGCCTTTGCCTCTATGGGATTTCCTTCTTCGTCAAACTCGGGCTTGGGCTTGTACCAGACTCCTCCGTTTGGTCCTCGTACATAGGGGGCGAGTGAAAGAGGAAATAGCGGAACTTCTTCGGGATTCGCCAAGACCCGAACTGTGTCCTCCTCACTATACGTTTCGGTTGTCGGAGTTTCCTTGAGTCTACGTCCGAGTTGGATTGGTCCGGATTTTCCAAACTTGTTTCGGTGAGGGCATCCTTCGCATCCTGCTGGGTTGAGGGTGTGGAAGGCGTCACAACTGTAAGACCACTTGGCTTCAAGGGTGGCACGGGCTTTGTCCTCTGTTTCTTCTGAAGTGTATTGAGGGTGCTTGTTCGACATCGCGTGAATGGAAGTCTCGCCATCTACGCATCTCACAGCGACAGAAAGTCCCGCCCGCCACAGCGGCTCTTCGATGCTCGCTTGATTAATAACTATGTTCTTGATCTGGTTGCAGCCGCCCCCCTGCAAACTCTTGATTACGATATCGCTGAATACATATTCAAAGTTGTCTGGCTTGGGAGGCAAGTCAGGAGTAATCGTAGCGAGGATAGCCTCGACGCTCGTCTCTTCTCCCAAGTACTCTTTGAACTGCTGGAAACTGTATTGACCAAAGTCCTCGTCAAGAAAGCGAGTCGGACGCTCTTGGTCGTTCTTGTAGTTGACCGTGTTAGGGCAGCGCAGAATACGGGCAGCATCGCCCGTCACGTTGTTGTCGATCTTGATGTGATCGTTGCACAACGCCTTGAATTTCAGGACATACTGCTTCCACTCTGATATGGGAATGTCTTGGTCAAACAACCAATAAGCGTGGATACCTCCGCCAGAGTCTGTACGTACTGGCGGTGGCAGTTGTGTAATCTGGATGAAGTCGGCTAGCGCCTCTAGCGCCTCGTCTTTGCTACGGTACTTCTTTGGATTCTCGGGGTCAACGTCAAGGTCAATATAGAACGACCGCGCATAGATCGCGGAGTCTGCCTTACGGCTGTATCCAGAAAATGTACTCATCGCGACGAAGACATTCTTGCCCTCGTCTTTCAATGCATCAACGATCTCTTCCAACTCATCAAGCGTCTGCGTAAAACGGTTCTGGACTTTGTTGTCCTTACCGATTGCTGTTACACAATAGACGCCCTGCGAAGGTAAAGCCTTCTCGTAAAATTGTTTTATCATCGTCCAACTCGCAGAGATAAAAAAGGCGGGAGGAGTTACCCTCCCGCCGAACCCAACAGATTAGGTCAAATCTTCACTCCTATCATGGATTCAATATAGAGTTTCGCCGTAACGACGTTGGTGGCAGGAAGGATACCGCTCTTCATATCTTCTTGAACGAGGTCCATGAATACCTCAATCATCTTCCGTTTATCTTCACGGATGCCGCCACCTCTGAACCAGTTGTAAACACTGATTCGCGAAGTCTCCAATGCCTTGGCTACGTATGAAGCCGGTAGATTGGCTTCGACGCACAGTCTCCCCAACCTAACACCAAGCCGATCACCGTCTGCCTTTTGCAGGGATAATAGGAACTTATGACTGTACGACCGTGCCACGGCCTACCTCACTTCTTTGACCATTCCTTGATGACATCTGCCACATCCCCAACAGGAGCAGCAGCCGCCTTCTTGGATTCTCTTACCTTGGGAGCAACAGGAGCAGCGACCTCAACGGCCTCTTCCTTGTTGCCTTCATCCTGCTGATAGACCGTCAACTTGATAGCACTCTCAGCGGCCTGACTCTTGGACTGATCAGTCAGCACGTCGAGATCGTCTGGGTTGATACCGGACACAGGCGAGAACAGAACACGAGGCACAGGTGACTTGGTGTCAAACTGCATCTTGGTCACAACGCGACCGGCAGAGATGTTGTGATTAGCAAGCATTTTCACGTACTCGCGAAACGGCCACTTGCCATTCTCTTCCTTACCGAACACCGATGTGGCGGGTAGCACCAACTGCATCACATCACCCTTCACATCATTCGGCAGCACCACCGCAGTGCGCCACGACAAGCGACACGCCGTGCCAGTACCACCTTGTCCAGAACCTTTCACGCTAAACTGACACTTGTCACACGCGGAGGCTGGCGGGTTTTTAACGTCCGGGTCGGGAGTCTTAGAGTCGTTCGACCAACAGGTCGGAGCAACCTTCTCGCCTTCCTTGTATCCACCCGTGTACAACGTGCGGCTCGGGTTGTGTGCCATCTTCACAAAGATCACATTCATGTGGCGATCTTCGATGGCTCCCACTTCCTTGCCGTTGACGATCTTGCGGAACACATTACCCTTGAGGGAGATGCGTCGGCTAGATGCAGCGGAGTTACCCGCAACTGCTTTGGTGTCTTCGTCCAAGCCGCCGATGACGGCAAGATCATTCTTCAAACTAGAAATAATATCCGTACTCATGTGAGTCTCCTTTGCTTACTCTACTTACTCTACTTACCTAACTAGCCTTACGAACCGTGATTCCGTACTCACGCATCACGTTTACGCCGGGGGGCAAACCATCTCCCTCGCGCTCTTCCAAGTGCTGTTTGAAGTTGCCCTGACTGATACGTCGCTCAAGAAGTTCGACAGCCTCGTTCTCAAGCACGTACTGTTTGAAGTTGTCCCAGTCGCTACAGAAGTAACGCTCGTTCAACTTCCGGATAACAGTACCAAGGCTAGTCTTGATACTGTTTGCGTTCACTGTGTTACACACGTCAAGTAACACAGATTCTAATTTCTTCAGATCCTCAACAAGTTTTTTATCAGCGGCCTCGTACTCATTACGAAGCCGGTCACGTTCATTCCGAACAGCCAAGTAGGCTTTCACCACCTCTTCCGTATCCACGCTCATCGTCTTCCTCCAGTTCCTGTTTGTACAAATCCACCAACTTCTGGTGGCTATCCACTTTACCTTGCAACATGCTGTACATCCTGCGCTCGACATCCGAACCTTGCAGATGCACAACGGTCATCGTATTTCTTTGACCGACACGATCAATACGTGCGATGCATTGAAGATACGTTTCCACACTCATCACGGGAGACCAGAACACCACGGTATCCGCAGCAGTTAACGTAATTCCATGCGCAGCAGATTGAGGCTGAATGATAAGAACACGAGGCTCAGGATCATTCTGAAATCTTTGAATGATGTGTGTTCTTTCGCTCAGAGATACGCTGCCTTGAATTACCTCGCAACTGATGTGGTTACCGTTCAGATGCTCTTTGATCACTTCGATAGTGTGAATGAATGGAACGAATACTACAACTTTGTTTAACGTTTCATCAAGCACTTCTTCAAGCGCACTGAGTCGGGGTCGGATGTCGAACTCAACGACTTGACGCTTGTCGGTGTAGACCGCACCTCCTGATATCTGTAGCAACTTGTTCAGACTAGCCGCTGCATTGACGGCGCTGATTTGTTCCCCTGCTGCTTCAATCAGTAACTGCTTCTTGAGTGCGTTGTAGTACTTCAACGTCTGTGGCGAAAGCGGCACATCGCGTGTCTGATAAACAACTTCTGGTAGATCAAGACAGTCTTTCTTAGTGAAGCGTATCGCTGGTTGCAGTGCATCATGTACTTGCTGCGTAGCGTTATGCTTCGGAACCCATTTAAATCTGGACAACTGATTCATCACTCGGTCGCGCCAAGCACCTGAATACTTGGGTACACGATCCGGTGAGATCAAACGTGCGAGACCAAACGCATCGATTGGCGATTGCGCAGCCGGTGTGCCGGTCATCATCCACAACCGTGTGTCTGGTCGGACTAATTTAGCGAGAGTTTTCCAGCGCCGGGTCGTCGTAGTTTTGTAGGCGTTGGCCTCATCTACGATGATGAGGTCGAAGTTGGCTTTCTGTATGTCGTCGAAGACGGTATGCACACCGTCAAAGTTAATCACGACGAACTCGTACGTGCTGCCAATAACTTTTTTACGCTTCTCAGCCGTGCCATGTGCGATACCACACGTGCGGTGCATCGCGGTCTTAAAGATGTCGGCTTGCCATGCAGACTGCATGATCGATAACGGACAAATGATCAGTACCCTCTGAACATGTCCTAATGTCATGAGGTAATCCGCTGCCCATACGGCAGCAGAAGTTTTACCTGTCCCGGCTTCGTTGAAGCAGAACGCCCGTCGCCGTAGCGACAGGAAAGACGCAGTGTCTTTCTGGTGATCAAACGGTTTGAAAACTCCCGGCCAGTTGTAGTCCCGCATGATGGGGGACAGTACGTCGGGAATCTCAGGACTAGGTTTAGCCGTGTCCAGAATCTGCGCGAGAGCAGATGACTCGTCGTAATCCCAGAACACGACCACGTTCTTACGAGTGCCAAGGTCTTGCACAACCTTGCACCGATCAATTAGTTCAACTGTCTTTTCCGCGAGTGGCGCGGGTAGCGTGAGTTGTAACGCTTTGTCTTCTAGTACTTGCATCGTTTCCTCAATAAAAGCCCCTTACGGGGGCCAGTCGGTTAGGACTCAGCCGAGGAATGTGAATACACAAGCAACTGATCCTAACAGGCATGGTTATGCGCCGATGAAAACGCAAGGAAGCAAGTGGGTGGATAAGTGGGCTTCCTTTACTCCTACACACTCATGCCTTGTGCGGAATTACTTCATCGCTCCGTTCGACTTGCGACGGAACGAACGATTCTTGCTTGGCGACTCTAACCTAGTGCCATCACTATTGCTACCGCCTTTCGACAACGCTTTGACGTGGGCGATATCTTTGCCCTTACGGCTGATGCCTTTTTTGTCGTACGAACGACGGGCACGTTGTCGCTCCATGCGGTCGGGATGTTCATCCCTCTCCACTTGTTGCTTGTACTCTTTCTTGTACGGTCTTGCTTTGTTCACGTACGGCATGTCAACGCTCCTTCTGAAACTCACATGTTGTTACGGGACACCAACCGCACAATGGGGTCGGGTTAGGTGGCCACACACCGTTCTCGTACGAGTGGCCGAGTCGAAATAAATCTGATTGGAAGGCGCCCCACAAATCTTCGGTCTGATCCTTATGATATGTATCAGTGATGAACGCATTGTGCATCACAAACAGCAGCCCACCTTTTACCTGTTGCACGGTCGGGAAATGCGAAAAAGTTAGCAGTGCCATCAACTTCAATTGTTTCGGGTCGGGGTACTTCGCGCTCCCGGTCTTGTAGTCCACGATGAATGCAGTGTCATTACTGATTATCAATAAGTCGGCGATACCCCGCACCCAGTAGTCCGGGGAGTGAAAGTCGCATGGCTCCTTGTTAGCCGTCAGTGCCATCTCATGTTCAACATGTTTATCGCCATCTATTGAAATCAGTGGATCAACTAATGACCTAAAGCGCAGGTAATTTTTCGCAAGGGGGGTTCCGTCACGGACGTAGTCTTCCAACGCCTTGTGGACTTCCTTGCCATACCTAATTTGCTCGGTCTCACGGACTTCGTAGTTACGCTGAACCTTGACCTCGTAGTACTGGCGAGGGCAATTGACGTACTGTTTTAGTCCGGAGAATGACCACTTAATCATCAAAGTTACTCTGCATCACTTCTAAGTAATCAAAGTTGTTCTCGAAACACTCGTGGATTAATACATCCACGCCGCCATATTTCTGCACCGTATTATTATATGTAAAGACTTTATTGGGAACTCGGATGTTTCCGTTATAGAAGTCCCACCCTTTCTGGGTCGGCCTCCAGAGTCCACTGTACTTTGTTTTATTGTTGTCGTTTCTCGGGCAGCGTTCGACCAGACCCCACCATGCCAAGGTCGGCAACTGATTGGTGCGGATCACTGATCGGGGAGCGGTGTTCGGTACGTCCACCCACTCCTTGGGTTGGTTTGCCAACCATGTCCTACACAACCAAATCAGAGACCTAGCCATCGTTTGATTGATGGTACGCCCGTACACTTTTCCCCAACGCTGACAGACCGGGCAGTGCCCACCGTCACCGTGGATGACTTCGTTCCATGTTTTTGGAACATAATTTTCATCGTCCATTAGCATTCTCCATATGATTCGCCGTATTTAGCCTCACAAGCGACAGGTAACCCTGCCGCCCACTCGGGCGGGGTGGACATGACTTGTGTAATAAAAGCCATGCCTTCTTCAATCTCGGGCCTCGGCACAACGCACACGGCAGCGTCATGAACCGTCAGCACGGGACGGTAGCGTTCTTGCAGTTTGAGCATCTGCTCGCCAACGATGATTCTGGCCAAGGCTTGGACAATGTTCTCCACCATCGCCCCGCCCCAGATATTCACCACACCTTTACGTGAGTCGTAGATATATTTCCCATTACTCATTCTTAGATTGGGGTATCTAATGAAGAGTCCGTTAGGAAGTTTTAAGCCATGCGGTGTAACCCAGACGGCTGGTAGAGCGCCAAGTGTGTACTCATTAGCCTTATGTGGCCACTCAATCAGGTGGTTCAAAGCGGTATCACACTCGCGCCAGAGTTCGATGATCTTGTTGTTCTCCTGCCTGTACAGATCGACGATGCGCTTGCACTCTTCCTCGGGTAAGTCAGCACCCGGCGGCTGCGTCTTCAGTGTGTGCTGAAGTTTCTTCGCCCCGGTTCCGTAGCCCAATCCAAGCACACAAGTCTTGCCCACGAACCGCTCGACGGGGTACGACTTGCTGATCGTCTTGCCGTAGACCTTACTAGCAAAGATCGAATACACATCCTCGCCCTTGCGGAACTGCTCGACGACATCCTTTTGCCCGGCAAGCCACGCCA